TGGAATTAACTTACTTAAAGGCTACGCTATAAATGTACACGCCTCTAGCGTTAATTTAATTAAAGAACTTGAACAGTACAAATGGAAGGTAAATAAGAATGGAGATAGCCTTAACGTACCTATAGACGAATATAACCACGCTATAGACGCTTTAAGATATTTAATAATGCATAAATTTAGTAAGAAAGGATATGGACAGTACACAGTCATATAATATAACAGTAGGACAATACCAAGCGTTAAACGACATAGACGAGGGATTATCTTTAATCGAGCAGAATATTTACGCGGTAGCTGCTTTAAAAAATATAACCTATGAACAGGCCGCTAAGATTAAAATGTCTGAATTTAAGAAGATAGTAGAAATTATACAAGAGTTTAATGTAACGCTATTAGAGAAAATAAGAATAAAAAATAAGGTATTTTTAAACGGTACTGAGTACCACTTAGAACATAAACCCGATAAGCTAACTAGTGGCCAACTCCTGGATGTTATAAATATTAGAAGTAAGCACCAAGGGGAAGCGGTTAAGGTAATGGATTTACTACTCGCTGCTATGAGTAGGCCAAAAGGTAAAGAATACGGAGACGATAAATTAACGCTCACAGAAAGAGCGGCCCTTTTTAAGGACGTAAATTTAGAAGAGGTTTGGAATGTGTTTGTTTTTTTTTGGAATCTTTGGAACGATTACTTTCTAGATTCGGAGGCCTCTTTAAGAAAGTGGATGGGGGAGACGGTGGAAATGACGAGGGACATTTTGAACAAAGATGGGGACTATTTAGCATAATATCCGCTATGGCAGACCTTCACAATATAAGTATTAACGAGACCACTAAATTAGGGGCTATTGAGTTTCTTAATTGGTGGGCTTACCTAGTAGAAAAAAACGACTACGAAAATAATGGCAAGTAAAGCGAGAAAAAACGAACTAAAAAAGAAGTACATATTTGAGGAACTTCTAGCCTCCTATTGGCAGAAAATAGTAAGCGACTTAGTAAGTCAATTAGAGAAGGCCTATCCTTTCTCTGAGGGTAGTACTGCTAGAGCAATAGGGGAAGATAACGCTAACTTAATACAGATAACTTCGCAAGGGTATTTAATTACTATAACAATGCCAGACTATTACCAATTCTTAGACGAAGGGGTAAGCGGGGCTAAAAGAAACACAGGGATAAGTAGATTTAAATTTAAGGATAAGGGTAAAGGTAAAGGCGGTAAGGGCCAAAAAGGAGTACCTAATTTAAACGCTATTAAAAGATTTATGGATAATAGGGGTATAAGAAGCTCTACGGGAAAAAATACTAAGTCAGGCAGAAAGAGAGACGACGAAAAAACTAGGCTTAGTTTAGCCTATGCTATAGCGTATAAGATTTGGGAGCGAGGGCTAGAGCCTACTAACTTCTATTCTAGTGTTATAAATGACCAAGAAATACTAGAATTTGAGCGAAAGATTTTGGCCCAATACAGAAAATATATTCTAGCTATGGTAGATATTTAAATATTTTGTATTAGTTTTGTATACATAATGAAAGAAACACAAAATAAATACTATTGGAATGAAGACACTATTAGCCACTTTAAAGAGGTATCTAAGAATAATCATAAAATGAACATTATAGAGCAAATGTTAAGTTTTGTGCAAAATAACTGCGAGTTAAAAGAAGGTGAAACTTACACAGATTTAGCAGCCGACTTATATTTAAAAGTCTTTGAATATTGTAACTAATAAACTAAAACTATTAAATTAGCCTCTCAGAAATGAGGGGCTTTTTTTATACCCTAAATTTATACGGCCATTTAAGTATATATATATGTATGGCCCTTACAATTCAAGACCAACCGACGACAAATATACCAGAGCCTAGCTTCGCTCCTATAGAGTATCTAGTCAGTAGTGATAATACTACACAAAGCGGATTTAAAGTTATAGCGAGTCTATTTACAGACCCTAGCGGAGATAATACTAAAATAGCTACCCTACAGTTAAATACTATTCCGTCGGCTACTCAAGTCGTTACAGATATCCAAAATATTATACAGTCATTTGTAACGAGCGACTATTCTATCTTAACGGGAGATACTGTAGATATATCTCAGAGCGATTTAACCGCTTTTAAAATAGCTTTTCAAGAGTATTATTCGGGAGCTTTACAAGGGTCTGCGGTAAGTGGTAATACCTTTACTAGTTGGAATGCTTCGCCTAAATATATAGAGTGGGCAGATTTAAGCGGAGGTACTAAAAAATATTTTGACTACAGTATAGAGGACGCTTTCTCTGAAACAGACAAAGAGTTTCTAAATGGATTTGGTCAACAAGCCGAGTGGTTTAATTTAAGCAAGTCTAATAATTTCCTCAAAGTAAGATCTACACAAAAATATCAAGCATCTTGGATTATGAGGGGAGGCAATAGCGATGCCTATAAAATATACTTGCAAACTTTAGACAGTACATTTACTACTATTTTATCTACTACTATGACTGCGGCAAATACTGCGGGATTATATAAGTTAGACGTAGGCCCTTCGGAAATAGCGTCGCATTCCTGGGGAAGTACTCCCGTTATGACTAACGTAAAATACTACGCTCTAAGAATATTAAACTTTACAGAAGACGTATGGGCCACAAAAACGATAATGTTCGAGATAGACGACTGCGAGAATACCTATACAGATTTTGAATTACATTACTTAAATAGAAAGGGCGGATACGATAGCTTTACTTTTAGCGGCAAATCTCAACAGAATACAGATATAAAAAAGAACTTTGCTAAATATAACACTAGAACTATAGGGGCTAGTTCGATAACTCATAATACATACGCTCAGAGAAAGAGGGCCTTTCACACTTCTACTATGGATAAATTTAGGTTAACTAGTAGATTATTAAAAGATTTTGAGGTAGAAGGCCTAGAGGATTTAGTATCCTCTCCCGAAGTCTATTGGAAAAACGACGGTAATTTTGTATCTGTAAACGTAACTAACAACTCTTATAGACACGCTAAAAGCGAGAACGGAGAAGTTTACTCTATGGAACTAGAAATAGAAATAGACAACTCAGATAAGCGACAATGGTAATAGAGCATATTATAGCGGGTTATTCTATACCTCATAACGAAGGGCCTATCCCGTTAACTAAGGAAGCCTACGACGTAAATAACCCACAGAAGCGTTTAACGGACTTTAGTAAGACTATTACTATACCCGAAAATAGAATCGTTAATCAGATATTCGAACACGCTTTCGACGTTAATATAGACCTCCAAACCTTTAACCCTAACTTAAAGACTAGCTATCAGATAATACAGGACGGCGTAACTGCTATAGATGGGTACTGCCAACTTAAGGCCATAACAAATACAGACGGCCTAATTAATTACGAGATACAGGCCACAGGGAAGATAGGTAACCTATTCGAGAAGATAAAAGACAAATACTTACAGGACTTAGATTTAAGCTCTTTAGACCACTCTTGGACGAGTACTAATATTGTTAATAGTTGGTCGGCCACAATAGGCCAAGGCTACGTCTATCCTATGATTGATATAGGAGGTAGAAGTAATTATACTGTTTGGGGTATTCAAGACTTTAAGCCCTCTATATATTTAAAGCAGTATATAGATAAGATATTAAGCGAAGCGGGTTATACTTACGATAGTACCTTTTTAAATAGCGATTTATTTAAGCGATTAATAATTCCTTACGGTAGTGGTCAGATACTACTAGATAATTCGGCTATATTGTGTAGAGAATTTAATGTAAATAAAACAAGTAGCCAGACTGTAGATTGTCAAGACTTTAGCGACCTAAGTAATAGCGATAATAGTAGGTTAATATTTAATGACGATAGCAGCTTAGCGGGTTATGAAAGTAGGGTAATAGCTGACGGCGGAATAGTAGAGGCTTTGTCCTGTGCCGAGGCCGAATTCGATTTCTCTGAAGACTTCTATAATACCTGTAATAACGAGTATAATTCTACGACAGGTAAATATATACCGCTAGAATCTAATAGAATGTCTTTTCAAGGGGTTATTAATTTTGATTTACTATATACTAATAATAGCTCTAATACTACAAGAGCTTTAAATATTTGTCATACAGACCCAGACGCAGTATTAGCAGATTTTAGGGCTAACGTAAATTTATATCTAATAGAAAAAAGCGGAAGTAGCTACTTTGTTAAAGAAAAGATAAATCTAGATATA